TAGATGTAAGACTTAGCAGTAAACTGCATTGAATAAGTTATACTACGTCTAGTAGTAAAGTCGTCTTCCCAATCATCATCAAAATCAACACTGTTTAAAACAACAGCAACATCTCTAACTTCATCCATGTCTGGAATAAACTTAAGACTCATACTGAATGATGGCTGAAAGAATGGTAATATTTGTTCTAGTATCTGCAATCCATCGTCCTGCGATTTAGCAATGATACCTACTTCAAATCCAATGTTATAAGGAACAGGTACGTACTGAGACAATACTGCTTTAGCATTATCTTCACTGCCTTCAACAGGTACTGATTTTTTATATTTTTGTATAGCAGGTGTTTTTCTTGTAGCATCATAATCAATACCAGTCATCTCAAAGTACAGTCTTGGTAAGGTGATTGCTACCTTCTTACCATCAACAGGATTACCTTGTAACCTATATAAAAACTTTTGTTTAGGACCATAAGCAAGAGGTACTTTCTCAACCTCTAATACTTGTCCATCAACGGTCTTCTTCAATTCAATATTGTTGAAGAGAGTACCAAATCCAATAACAGTCTTCCTAACTGCTTCGTTATAAAATTGCGTTCCTAACATCAGAAGCTACCTGTATAATTACCAAATTCACCAAAGGGATTCACTTCACCCCAATCAACAATGTCATCAGCACCTTCTTCAATAGCAGCATTTTGATCCCACTCAGTGCTTTCATTATCAATAGTTGAAAAATCTCCTAATGTATATAGGGCATTAGATTCAACCCCTCTAATGGTGTCTCCATCAATAAAGTTACCAGTACGGTTCATGACTTCAAGTGTATATGTAACACCATTCCAGTCAGCAACTTCAGCAAGTGTGGCACTATCTAAATCATACATTGTAGACTGAGCACCACTAGTTGTAGTTTCTGTATAAGTGTTAATAACATATTTTAAATTTGGTTCATCAAAATAAAAGAAACCAGGAACAGTGGTTGCATTAGTGCCATTGTATGTGTACACATAGTTCAACCGACTATCTTCAAACTTCCAGTAGAAGTATTTCTTCTGTGTAGTAGTAGCAAAGACAGGATCAAATCCACCAAGTGCTGTAACCTCTACAACACTATTGGCAGAAGTCCAAGTCCTACCACCACCTTGCTGTACAAATCCACCTATAACTACATGCTCATCATTAACAAACTGAACATCTAGTGGTGGTGCATCAATAGTAATAGTTGGGAAGTCTGGCTTAGTAGTATCGGATTGATATCCAGTACCACCATTAATAACTGTCAACGTAACTACTCCACCATCAGCAATTGAAGATTCAATTATACCACCAGAAGAATTTATTCCACCATTAATAGTAACACCTGGTGCTGTACTATAACCTGTACCAGCAAGATCCACAACAGCACCTGTTATAGCACCACTGGAATCAACAGTAACAGTTCCTGTCGCATTAACTCTAGTAGAAGGTGTGAGGTTAAGTGTAGTGATATTGCTAAACTGTCTCTCTACATCATCAACCTCATCAATACCTGTGTCAAACTTATCAGCACCCTGCTCGTAGATCTCAGCAGTGAGTTGATAGAAATACTGTTTACCTAACTGGAAGAAAGGATTCTCTCGTTCAACATACTTGATCTCATATAGATCCTCTGTCAATGGGAAGTATATTAAATCTCCTTCATTTGGTCTACCATCTACAGCAAGATTCAATGCTGGATTAGCAGACTGTTCCCATCTTCTGCGTGATACAACAAATTGTATCTCATCAGTTATCCTTAAACCAAATTTACTTACAAACTCTGCACCAGCACCAAAACCTTCTACGTTCACTAAGAACATTTCTATCATATAGCTTTGATTAAATTCAGACTGTATAACTTCCCCAAGAGACTTATCCTTAAGATGTACTCTAGGAATATAAAACACATCTGATCCAAACAACTTGATTTGTTCGTCAACCAAGTCTTGTACAAGATTCTGTTCGGTGGCAACACCACCGTGTTGAGGAAAGTATACTTTTTTCATCCTATCATGTCAAATGGTGGTAATTCGTATGTGCTGCTTGATGCATCTTCAATCTCAGCAATTTCTTTCTGAGCATCTTCAAAGATTTCTCTACCATTAATGGCAACTCCACCAGGAAGAGTAACACCATTAAACTTAATTAGGTTCTGACCCCACTGTCTTTTAATAAGAGCAGTAGTGTATTTCTTTAAAAATACATCACTATAAACTTCACCAAATGTTTCAGGATCTAATGCTCTATGACATTCAACAATGACATGAATATCTTCTGCTAACATGTCTTCACCAACATCAAGATATAATCTATTTTGTCTCATGTTAAATCTATACTGAACAAAAGCACCATTGTTAAGTACCATGTCCATAGTTTCCATCCAAGTCTTAACCATATAATAGTTAAGGAAGTCAAGAGAACCTACAGCATATAAGTCATTCAAAAAGATCTGATACTCAATACCAAATAGGTTGTTCCTAACAGCATTACTAGCAAGACCAAATACCTTAGTTACACCAACAACATCTGCTGGTATATCAATGTATCTATCCCTTACTTTCCATTCTGTAGTAGTTGCACCACTAACTACATTCGTTGTAGTATCCTGAGAACTAAATCTTGTTTTGTCATCAGCAGTAAAGATGTGCTTCATGTATGCAAGCTCCACACCATCGTAATGACGCATACGATAGTATTGTAAAGCATCATCAATTGAGTCCTCTATCTGATCGTCATCTACATTGACTTCCAGCACTGGGAACCCTAACTTTCTTAGACAGTAATCTTTTAGTTCTGCCCTACTGGTGGGTTCAGCCATAAAAAATACCCCTAGTGTTTCCTAGGGGTATTTATAATTCCAATGGTTAATTAACTATTATCCCTGGTAAAAGGGTTTCGCTTGATCTTGAGGAGTTGCATTTGCTCCAATATAAGGATTGAAATTCCTTATATCCATTTCATCAGTTAATGCATCAAGTTCTGCTTCTCTAGCATTACTTTCATCTCTAGCACCTTTCTTAGCTATAGCAATAGCTTTCATTGCTTCATTATTACCATTGAGAAGATCTGTTTCAGTTGCTCTTTCAACTTTCCAAGGTTCTCCAATCTGTTCAATCTTATACCTTGCCTGTTGTTTAATCTGCTTTCTTCTTTCTTCTTTATATTCTGCTGCTCTCGTAGCAGATATAGAATCATCATGAAGTTGCTTCTGCTCGGCAATTGATTTTCCAGCCCAAGGGTTAGAAAGTGTCTTGCCATCAGAACTGAGAACTAAAGAAGTAGTTACTTCAGAATCAGGATCGTAAGGATATTCTACAAGAACATGCTCACCATAGGTAGGTGTTTTTAGATCCGAACCAGGATCTGATTCAAATATTTGAGTAACACATGTAGGGTGGCCTAATTTTTCATCGGCCTTTCGTACTAATAAATATGCCATTTTTGTTTAACCTTTGGAATTAATTGTGACCTTCGTAAAGATGAGCTGGATGCTCTTTGTTTTGTGGTAATGCATTATTGAATAACGCAGTATCATATTGAGCTGGAATAATAGCTGGGTAGTTTGTACTGTAATAAGCAGCGTCAATCATCCAACTAGAGTTCCAGTTCCAAGGAGAGTGTTGTGTGCCATCAGGATAATCATGGAACCACCTTTCCATATCCATCATACAGTAGTAAACACCTGGAGCACCATCTGTGTTCCATGTTGGGAACATGATGAAGTTACTCTTACCTATTGGACATACTGGGTAACCATAGCTACTATCATGATGGTATCCGTGTATACACTTACCATCAGAAACTCTAACAGCAGTGTAGTATATACCAGAACCGTAATAGTATGAAGCACAGTAGGCGAAGACGTATCTACCATCACTAGATACAACCCATCTAGCTCCATATCTATTTCCTTGCTCGTAACCATAGGAAGTAGTCCAACCAGATGACCAGATGTTACCTTCATTCTGACCAGAACTATTCCATCTGTGACACCATGCACCGTATCCAGGAATCATTTGGAACATAACAACCGTATCATCATCACAAAGAACAGTAATACAACGATAATTATCTTCGCTAGTTTGGTTGGTTGGTTTACCACTAGACGTACTGTACTGGACAGCATTACTAGAGTTATTAAAGAAATCTTTTACATCACTATCGTTCCAAGACTTATCACCACGACTTTCTGTTTCAGTATCATAGATACCGTTATGTGCCATTCTTCTAAAATCGTCAACATTAGAGTAGACAATAGGTCTGAATTGATAACCTGTGTTAGTTTCCATCCAGCAAACTTTCTTGGTCCTGGCGTTATAACAAGCACCACCATACATACTCTGACTCCACTGACAACTAGTAGTGAATCTAGCATGCATACTGTACTGTTCTTCGTTCCAATACTGGTTTGCACTTCTTGGCATTAAGTAGTTTCTATGACTACTACTTTCATGTTTAGTAAAGAATGCATAATCTTGACGTGTTTCGTTAACAATCACGTTACAGTCACGGAAAGCACGAGCAGCATACTCATAACCGTTATTAGCGTTTCTTACCCAACCACCAGAGGAACTATGTTTTGATGCTGGAGTAAAATGAGTATGTCCAAGATATCCACTAAACGCCGTACCACTAGGACGCTCAGAGTTTGAGCTCATAGTACTAGTTGTTTGCCAACCAGTCCAACCATGATAGTTCTGCATGAATTCTGATGCAGCTGTACCATAAGTTCTATAGTTGGAGTAAGCTTGGTTACCGTCACCTCTATACTTAGTTATACTGTTAAGATTGTGGTCATACATGAAGAAACCACCACCACCATCACTGTATTCCATACTCCAAACGGAGAAACAGGGTTGGGTATACGGATCTTCTGGATGATGTGCTATGCCACCGCCACTACTGGTTTGTGCGACTTGTGTTAAACTTCTTCCCATTGTTTTAGTTCCTTCTTATTGTTATAGTTGTGATCAGCTATCCATTCCATAAGCCACGGCTGTTACACCAGTAGCAGATGCGTATACATGGAGTCCATTACTTGAGTCAAGTACAATACCAGTACGCTCAAGAACACCGTTTGCAGGTAGTTTAGTATCATACTCAATGCAATCTGCATTGGTGACGTTACCAGCAGCATCTCTAACTGCAACTCTAACAGAGACTTCTGCCCCTGTTCTATTAGCGACATTAATAGTCGCCACCTTGACACCAGAACCTGGTGCTGCAACAATCTCTGTCCACGTAGTTGCGGATGAGAGATCTACTTTTCCAAATATTCCTGAGGCCATTGAGGTTTCTCCAAGTTAAAATTTCAGTTGTTGTCTTGTTTTATTTATAAAATCTAGCAGGTGACTCATTGTGTCACCTGTTATACTATGAGTTCTAGGAACTCATAGTACTATAGAAGTATGCAGATGCGTTTTCTGGACTATCAACATATTGCTTAACTGCACCAGCAGTAGCAAATTGTGTGTGATCTGCGGAAGCAAGATCAGTAATAACTGTCTTACCCATCATTGTAGTCTCTGTAATAACAGAAGTTCCATTGATAGTTAATCCTCCTCCAGATGGAAGTTCAACACCTTTGTTGAAGTTGAACTTATCGTTGGAAGACAACCAAGTGATTGTCTTATCTCCATCGTTACCACCTTCAATTGAAATACCACCACCATCAGCAGTAGTATTAGATGCACCAGTTCCAGAGAACGCAGCACCAGAAGCAGTTCCAGTTCCACCAAATACTTGGTCAATGGTTACTGTAGTACCACTAACAGCAGTTACAACACCACCAGATGATAGTGTAACTGTTCCACCACTTCCTGTGAGTGTTAGAGTAACACCAGGAGCAATGTTATCTGTATCAGATACGTTAGTAATTGTGTTAGCACCAGCAGCGATATCACCACTAAAAGTACCTGTTGCAACGACACCAAGTTCAATGTTCTTATCCTTGGAAGTCAAGGTAACAGAATTGATTGATGTTGTTGTACCTTTAACTGTCAAGTTACCTGCGATAGTTAAATCACCACCAAGTGCTGATAAACCATCAACGTATGTCTTAACAGCTTTCTGTGTAGCAACTTTCTCATCACTGTTCTGTGACAATGTACCATCAGTAGAGAATTCGTTAATAGCAGCACCCAACTGAGCACCGATAGAACCAAGTCTCAAACTTGATAGACCAGATAGGTCAAA